AAGGATACGCTGATACCCGTTATGTAGACGCTGCTGGAGACTCAATGAGCGGTAATCTGGACATGGGTGCTAACAAAGTTACATCCTCTGCTACTCCTTCCAGTGGTAATGATCTGACTAATAAGACATACACAGATGCTACTTTTGTAGATGCTGCCGGAGACTCCATGAGTGGTGACTTAAACATGGGCGGTAATGATGTTGTCAGTACAAATAGTGTACAAGGACTAGCTACTCCCGCTGCTGATACACACGCTGCCAATAAGAAGTATGTAGATGATAACGATGCTCTACAAGTTACTAAGAGTGGTGACTCGATGAGTGGTGAGCTGAACATGGGTTCTAACAAGATTACTAATGTTACCGACCCCTCGGCTAATCAAGAAGCTGCTACTAAAAAGTATGTAGACGATACAATTACCACTTCTTTTGCTACTGGTTCCCCGCCCCCCGGTAATGAAATCGGTACGGATGCTATAGAAGACGACGCTGTTACCTACGCAAAGTTACAGAATGTAGCAGCTAACAATGTATTGCTTGGTAACGACAACGGTGCGGGTGTTGATGCTCAAGAACTTACAGCAACTGAAGCTCGTACCTTGTTAAATGTAGAGGACGGGGCAACTGCGAACGATAGCGACGCTAACTTAAAAGCTAGAGCAAATCATACAGGCACACAAACAGCGTCTACTATTTCAGACTTAGCTACTGTTGCTACATCCGGTTCCTACAACGACCTGTCTAATCAACCTACTATACCAACTAATAATAATCAGCTCACTAATGGTGCTAATTATATTACAGATGCGAATGTAGCGTCTAACTCAGCCGTAGTTGCTAACACTGCAAAGATAAGTTATACGGACGCTGCGGCTGTAGCTGCTAACACTGCAAAGGTCACTAATGCCACCCACACTGGGGACGCTACAGGGGCGACTGCTCTTACTCTTGCTACTGTTAATAGTAATGTAGGACAGTTTACTAACGCTGATATTACAGTTAATGCTAAAGGATTGATTACAGCGGCTGCTAATGGTAGTGGAGGTGCGGAGATTCATGCATTCAGTTCTGGAAGTATAACTCAAGAAGGGTCGTATACATTAAATTACCCCAGTGCATGGACTGGAGGTACTCCTGATAAAGTTTTAGTTAGCACTCGTTATCCAGCAGGAAATGGGAGTTCTCAGACATGGTTTCAAGTAGTATCATTCGATTCGTCTTCGGTGACTGTATTTGCTCAAACTCAAAATTACATGTCGGGGTCGTTTTTCGGTGTAGTCATTGCTGATATACTTCTAGTTAAAAACTAACACAAGATGATCGACTCTATCTCAGACCTGCTTAACACCGCTCTTGTCATTGCTATAAGTGTAGTGGGGTGGATTATTAAACGTGTTATTGAACGTTTAGACATTGGTGATAAACGACTTACAAAGATAGAGGTAGAACTTGCCACTCAACGAGAACGAGATGCTGCCGTAGAAAGTAGAATAGGTAAAGTGGAAACTGCAATACAAGAGATGCACAACAAACTAGACCGCATGATGGAAATATTAGTGAGGAAATAGATATGCCAAAAGGATTATACGCAAACATAAATAGAAGAAAGAAACTCGGTATCAGCCGCAGTAAGAAGAAATCAACGATAGCACCTAAAGCGTACGCTAATATGAAGCGTGGGTTCCCTAAGAAGAAGTAGAGATGGGTGTATCGTTATCGATAGGCAGAGGTGAGAAAAGCAAGAAGGGCGGACTCACTGCTAAGGGTAGACGGAAGTACAACAGGGCTACTGGTTCTAACTTAAAGGCTCCTCAACCCGGTGGTGGTCCACGTAAGCGTTCCTTCTGTGCTAGGATGAGCGGTAACAAAGGACCGATGAAGGACAGTAAAGGACGACCTACTCGTAAGGCTTTGGCGTTGCGTAGGTGGAAGTGTTAACGGATGGCTAGAAGACCTGTAGTACGTCCTCATCCTTTATCGTTTCAACAACGTACGATTGCTGCTGCATCATCTGCTAAAGCTATAGAGAATGAAGAGAAAGCTGTAGTGCTAGAACAACAAGTAGAAAGTTTAGAGAGCGATCCATTCTTCGTCACGATAGACGGAGGAGGGCCTGTATTAGAGGATACTGATATATTTGACGGAGGACAAGCGGATGCCTAGTTTTACAAAACGTATACAACTTAGACGAGGAACTTCTAGCGAGTGGACGACTGAGAATCCGGTGTTACTTGAAGGAGAAATTGGAATCGAATTAGACTCTGCTAGGAACAGAATTAAGATCGGAGACGGAACGACCGCTTGGAACTCTTTACCGTACTTCTTGGACGCTCGTGAAGAAGAGGTTGGAGATTACAATGATTTCTTGACTGCTTTAACTACTCCGTAATTACAGTAATAACACCGAGACATGAGTACATTATTTGCACAGTTAGGAGCTAAAGTAAAGACCCAGCTCGACACTAAATTAAGCACATCAGGAGGTACGGTTACTGGGAACTTAGTTCTTGGCGGTACGCTTCAAGTAGCTTCTTACAGCACTTCTAACCTACCCACAGCTGGTACAAGTGGGACTGTTATATTTGTCAGCGATGGTGATAACGGAAGTCCTTGTATGGCAATAGATAATGGAACTGATTGGTTAATTAGTAGCCTTGGCGACGCTATAGGGAACTTTCTTACCTCTGAAGGGGGGGATGCTTTGACGACCGAGTTAGGAGAAGCCTTACTATTTGAGCCTCAGCCTTGACACCTATTAGCTGTTCTTATAACCTTTATTTCATATTTGAACCCGTAGCTATTAGTGTTACGATTTTCGGTTAACCTCAAAAGAAAGTATATATATTATGTCTAGTTTGCTTACCCAGTTGGGTCAAAAAACAAAAGTAGAGCTTGATAAGAAGCTCGCCCTTGCTGGCGGAACCATGACTGGGGCTTTGACCCTTAGCGGTGCTCCTACAGCCAACCTTCACGCCGCTACCAAGCAATATGTTGACGGTGAAATCTCGACTGTTAGCTCCAGTGTTTCTACCAACACAAGCAACATCTCCACCAACACAAGCAATATTAGCTCCCTTCAATCTGAAGTCGATGCTACTCAAGCTGGTGCAGGTCTTGGTACTGACGGTTCTTACACAGCTAATGGTTCTGCCAACTACATCAGTTCGGTAACGACCCTTCAAGCTGCTGATAACGCCCTTGATACTCAGATTAAAGCCAATGCTGATGCGATTGCTTCTAACGACTCTGACATTTCTACCTTACAATCTAACGTAAGCAGCAATGACTCGGACATCGCTACTCTTCAATCGAACGTTTCTTCGAATGATAGTGACATCAGCACTCTGCAAAGCAATGTTTCCAGTAACGATACTGACATCTCTGCTCTGCAAACTCAAGCTGGTTCCCTCGCTTCTGACGGTAACTCTGCTTCCTTCTCCGGTGACATCTCAGCTGCTAACGCTGTATTCTCCGGTAACTTAACAGTACAAGGAACAACTACTTCCGTACAGACCACCAACATCGATGTTTCTGACTCGTTGATGAATCTGTCGAAAGGTGCCGCTTCCGGTGCTAACGCTTCTAATGACGGTGGTTTCATCGTTGAGCGTGGTTCTTCCGAATCCAATGTTGCATTCATCTGGGACGAAGGAGACGACAAGTTCAAGGTTCTTTCAACCTCTGCAACTGCTGCTTCTTCTGATATATCCGGAACTGACGGCAGTGCTACTCTTGCTGATCTTGACGCTAATCTCTACCACAACGGTACAGAGTTAGGAACAGTCGCTGAGTTCGAAACTGCTTTAAGCTAAGTTTCAAAGTGTTTATCGAACGTTAGTAAGTAAACACGCTTAGAGCGTTAGCGATAAACTAGTTCATCATCCATTAAGGGTCGCCACTGCGTAGCGGGGGCGATCCTTTTTGTTGGGAGCCTCGTGTTTACTCCATACGGTCGCTAAACACTCTTGCACAAATAACAAACCTTTACTAATATAACAATATGCTCAGTCATAAAGAGGGAAGTAAACTGCACGATAAGATTGCAGACGCATACAGGAATAGTATAGATGTTATGGACGACACTGGGGAGTACAACGCTGCACTGCTCAATGGAGCCAGACAATTCCTGAAGGATAACAACGTTATTATGGACAGCGGTTTAGGTACACCCTTACAAGCGTTAAACAGTCAAATACAAGCGTTACCATTTGAAGAAGAAGAACAACATCGAGATACCGCCCAAGCTACGGGACTTTAGAAACTTTCTATACTTAGTTTGGAAACACCTTAACTTACCTGATCCCACAGCACTCCAATACGATATAGCGGAGTACATGCAACACGGTCCGAAAAGATCGTTAATCATGGCGTTCCGTGGAGTGGGTAAGTCTTGGGTTTGTAGTGCGTATGTAGTACATCAACTGTTACTGGACCCCTCTAAGAATATACTTGTTGTATCTGCCAGTAAGAATAGATCGGATGACTTCTCGACGTTTACACTTCGTATCATCCAAGAGATTCCATTGCTACAAGGATTAAAGCCGTCAGAGAACCAACGATTCAGTAAGATTGCATTTGATGTAGGACCCGCTCCAGCAGCTCACGCTCCTTCCGTTAAGTCACTAGGTATAACATCCCAGCTTACAGGTAGCCGGGCAGATATAATCGTAGCAGATGACGTAGAGGTTCCTAACAACTCAGCTACCCAAGGTATGCGGGACAAACTGGATGAACAAGTAAAAGAGTTTGAAGCTATTCTTAAACCCCTCGATTCGTCCCGTGTGTTATTCCTTGGTACTCCTCAGTGTGAAGATAGTATCTATAACAAACTTCGAGAGAGAGGCTACAACGCCCGTATATGGCCTTCAGAGTATCCAGACGCTAAAGAAGCTACTTATAACTATGCAGGTGATCTAGCACCCCTCATAGCGGATGAGATAGATGAAGACACTGTAGGTACATCAACAGAACCTCTAAGGTTTACTGACCTTGACCTAGAAGAACGTAAGATGAGTTACGGACGTACAGGGTACGCTCTACAGTTCATGCTCAATCCTAAGCTGTCTGATGCAGATAGATACCCTTTAAAGATAAACGATCTGATAATCATGGATGTCGATGTTGACCTAGCTCCTGAAAAAGTAGTGTGGTCTAGTGATGACGATAACACAGATAGAGAACTACCTAATGTAGGCTTGAGTGGTGATCGTTTCAGACGACCCTCCAATACAGTAGGTGAGATGATACCTTATAACGGTTCTGTACTGTCTATCGATCCATCTGGTCGTGGTAAGGATGAAACAGGATATGCTGTAGTAAAGATGTTGAACGGTCAGCTGTACGTTCCTGATGCAGGAGGTATAAGAGGTGGATACGACGTTAAAACATTAAATCAACTGGTAGCTATCGCTAAGGATAACAAAGTTAATAAGGTAGTCATAGAGTCAAACTTTGGAGACGGTATGTTCATGGAACTTATTAAACCGTTATTTCGTA